GTGGTAGCGTCTACTGGACCCGCGCAAGTCTCACAAACTCCCCAAGTGGTAGCGTCTACTGGACCCGCGCAAGTCTCACAAACTCCCCAAGTGGTAGCGTCTACTGGACCCGCGCAAGTCTCACAAACTCCCCAAACTGTTACGCCGGCGACTCCCGGTGCGCCAATAATGACAGCCACAGCCCCCACAGTAGGAATGGACTTGAACAGCGCAGCCGAAGCAAGAAGGAATGCGGAGGCGACAGGTCCGGCGGGAATCTTCGCCCCAATGACCAACGTGAACAAGACGGTCAACAATAACTCAGCCACCACGATCAATCAAGGTATGGCACCCACCAGAAGTGGTGAGGATACCCACGTTCGCGCACGCGACCTAGCCTATGCCAGGTCCTAAGACCCCATCCTGACCCACCTTCCCCCTAATCGTTGATCCTGGGGTCATTTAGACCCCTTCCTGGGGCATAAAAAAGGGGCTAGAGAGTCTTATAACTCCCTAGCCCCCTCCAAAACAAGGTTTTTACCCTCTTTTATTCCCCGTCTACCAATCGCTCAAAGAATGCCATGTCCTCCGGTACTGACGCGGTTCCTTCTTCCTGCGCTTCAGCGAGAGTCTCTACGCTGACCACTCCCGAATCAACATCGTTGAAAGCACCAGCAGCGTGTTCCGCTACGGTGACTGCTACGGCACTTCCGAGCACCTTCGCCAACCGTGCTGCGGTTTGCTCGTAAGTCTTGAAGTTCTTTTCTGCCACGAATTCCGCCAACGATTTTGCCTTGTTCCAAATCTCCGCGATCCCATCGTCCGTTGCTGCCACTGGTGAAGGGCTAGCAAATTCACTGGAATCGTAGTTACGATATCCGGCGACCATGCGTGCCTTCAATTTGAAGTTCATGCCTTCAAACATGTCAGTTGGATTGACAGGTGTTTCCTTGAATTCTGGATCGGGCTTCCACTTGGCATCCAACTTTTCGTAAATCTTTGTTCCATACTTGAACAGAAACACTTTGCCTTCCGTCTCTGGCTTGGCAGGGTCAGCGATCACAAGAATGTTGGAAATGTAGGTCAGCTTTCTCTTACGAGAACTGGCGACCTTCTTGTTGGCTTCAATGCCCGAATTCCACAACAGTTTGTTGGCTTCGCAAACTGGGCAATCCTTGTTGATCGTGGTGGTGCATAGATCAATCAACCATCCGCCGGGACCTTGGACTGCATGGGAGAAGAGACGCACAAATGGCAAGCCATCGATACCGTCTTGTGAGGGAGCATCAAGAAAACGAATCACGGCATGACCATTTCCGGCTTTGTCAACCGTCAACGACCAAAAGCGATCATCTTCTTTGGTTTTCTTAGTGGTGGCTTCTAAAGCCTTGGCAAGGTGAGCAACGGACCCGCGCTTACGAAGAAGCGCAGCAAACGTGACAGGAACTACAGGTGTAGTGGACATAAAAACCTCCTATGGTTGGATAATGTGGGAACCACATATAAGGAACAATTATACCACTTATTTAGGTGTTTGTCAATTCCATTCTGAGCTTTTCTCGCAAACTTTTTACATTTATTTTCAAAAAGGGTTCGTAGGCAAGGCAGCGGTGTTTGAATGAAGGGAATATGATGCTGTCAGCGATTTTCTTCTCCCAAACCGGCAGGAATCCTATCGCGGCATTCAAGGCTACTATCGTCTCCTTGGGGAGTTCATTGCGGTAGGCGAGGTTCAGCAAGGCGGGGTTCTGCCCATCCTTCACCGTCAAGTAATCTTTGAATTCGGGAATACGTGAAAGTTTTTGCTCACTCGTCAACAGCATGCCCGTTCGTATTTTCTCGACATCCTGCATGACGAGGTATTCTAGCGATTCTTTGATCCGCAGCTTTTCAAGGTAGATGTTCTTAGCATCTTCCGTAAACAGCGTGCGAATCCAGACATCACCAGACTCAAAGAAATTGGAGGCGATAAAGAAGGTGCAAGCCTCGCGGTCAGGGTAGAGTTTGGAGAGTTTGTGGAACTGCCACTTGTCTTTATGGTGTTCAAACCGATCAGGGTTGAGCCATTTCACTCTGCCGTTATATTTGAAGAAATCATAAGAACCAGAGGAGTAGTGAGCTTTCAATGCCATATAGACTTGTGCAACATCAAACCCTGTCATAATTAGATCGGGAGTCTCCCCGCTTTCCTTCCCCGCACCCTCAAAAGGTTCAGGTCTTGTGCTTCTACCGTCAAATCTGCTAACACGTCTTTAGTCAGTAATGACGCGGCTACCTCCGGTTCCATTCCAGTCGTATCACAGTGCATACACACGGCTTCCCAAAGGGTAACGTGTCTACGTTCTGCCGTATCACGCAACCCTCGGCTGAAACTGTTGATCTCTTCTTTCGTGGGCATTTTATTTCTTTTCCTCAAGCCTCTTGAGGTCTGCTTTGAGAAGTGTCAACATGGCAATCAATTGATCCATTGCTGCGAGCACTTCTTTTATGGGCATTGTGTGGGGAGCCATTACTTCACCACTGTCTTGTAGAGCTTCTGGAATTGATCGTTCTCAGCGACCACTTCCTCAAAGTTTTGCTTGTGATACGTCTTTGCCATCACGTTGACCATCTTCTTAGGAATCTTCAATTCCTCGGCGATCTTCTTGATCGTCTCCCGAAGATACTCAGATTCTCCCTCAGCACGCATCATGCTGTCGGACGCATTCTTCAAGGCTGCTGCCAGCTTCTTCTGTTGTTCCTCTGTCAAACTCTCTGTTGCACTTCCGTTACCTAGCTTTGCCATCTTATGACCCTCCAAAAATAAAATCCATCAATTTCCATGTGGCGACAAAAGACACCACACACATCACTGTCAGAATGATATAAAACGCCCAGTTGGTCACTGCGTCATTCATGCTTCCTCCAATTGGACTAAAGGTAAGCCACAGAAACAACAAAAACACATACCGCATTCCATTGGTGTCATCTCATCGTTGATAGTGAATGACTCCCCGCAGGATGTTTCCCAACACCCATCAGAGGACCAGGAGCATGCGGTATTCATTGTGGTTCCTTGTAAAAAATATGATCCTCTATCATGCCAACACGAACTTTGTGTTTCGCCCACTTGGGGTGGACATATCGTGCGTGATAATAAACCGCATCCTGATACTGTGATATTATATCACGGTTCCAGTAGTTTGTCAAGACCCTGTGAGCCACTTGCTGTGACTGGTTCCAGGTCTCCTTCATAGGCTTGCGTTTTGTTTCACAAAAGAACGAGAATTGGCAAATCTTTCTATCCTCAATCACATGGGCTTGCGCGATCACGCCACAGATTGTCTTTGGTCGGTGCTTCTGCCCCACACGATTCAAGATCACCAAGGCTACCGCTTCCTTGCCGATCTCAGACTGGTTTCCCGCTTCGTAGTAAATGGCTTCCGTCAAACACTTCTCTTCCTTGATCGTTTTGGATACATTGTAATTCCACTCCACCAAGTTTGTGCGAGTCAGGTCAACTAACTGGGCTTGTTCAACACCCAACTCAGGTCCGAACAATAACGCAGCAGTCATAATAACGATAAACAAGATATGGTTCATACTTCCCCCTGTTCCCTGTAATAGGTGGCGATGCACTGATCTAGCACCGGAAGATACTCATGTTTCTTCTTCATACTAATGGAGGGGAAGGATTGCCCCTCAATCGCAGTCAACAGCACCACATGGTTGATTGGAAGTGCCGTGCGCTCCTCAAACATCTCTGCATACGCGGAGGTCTGCACATAGTAATTCAAGACCCATGCTTCAGGCTTGACATATGCCGCAGTTTTGAAATCAAGGACACATAACACGCCATCCCAAATCACAATCGCATCACAACGACCCGCAAGGCGTAACCGATCTGAGTATAAGGATTGCTCAACACAAAACACTTCTGCAATATGCCTATCAAGTTCTCTCTTGATTTGTAAAAACAGTTCTTTGTGGTAGGGCAGGAGTCCCATGCGATCATCGGGAGTGAGTGTATTGAGGAGATACCGTTCAGCGAGAAAATGAATGAGGGTGCCACGGTCTGCGCCAGCCTTTGTTTTACGATCTGCTTCTTCAGCCCCCACTTTCGCTCGCCACTTGGCAATCGCCTCGCGTGAGAGGATACCAGTCACCGAAGAGGCTGAGGGATAGCACTTACCCTGTGGGGTTGTATACCATCGACCCGCATTGGTTGTTCTTACTTCAAGGGTATAGTCTAACCCTGGAACTTTGGTAAAATTGAATGGCGGCATCAGACGTTCCGAGCCTTCCGACCGAATCGCGTTTCGCGCTGTTTGCCACTGTTATAGAACCGCTCAATCGGGGCAAGCACATGATCGGTAAAGTCTGAGGGTGGACGCTGCACTCCCAAGGCTGCGGGATCACCCACTCGCATCTTCGTGTAGACCTGTTCATAATCAGGGTTCTCTTTCAGAAAGAGGTCTTTTGCCGCAATCGTCATGAACTTCTCAGTCACTTCCCCAGTGGGTTTGTGCATGATATCATAGGTTGGCATTTTAGTTCACCTTCACAAATGCAGGTTTGGTCAGCACAGCGGTATAGGTAGGATTCTCAGCAAGAAACTTTTGAAAATCTACCCACGACATGATGGGGAGTTCACTGATGATCTTGGTCTCGGTATTTTCTACGAGGTATTGGGGCATGGGGTCTCCTTATTTATAAGTCAAACACTGTTACAGGGTTCATGGGCTTGTATTTCCCATTACAGACGCACGCATTATAGAACTTGGTGGTCCAAAGATCAGAGATATACGATCCCGCACCTTCATGAATGTGCCCAAAGATATGCGCTCGCGGCAAAGCTCGTTTCACATGATACAACAGGTTGACATCACCGACATGCTCATCCTCTCGCGGGTTTGTTCTGTCAACCTTATCAAGGATGCCCTTGGGGGGTCCATGTGTGATAAGGATATCTAGGTTGTCTGGAATCTGACTCCACAGCCCCTCAGAACGAGGTCCCTTGGGGTCATAGTCAAACGACCATGCGGACGGAACAAAGATACACGAAGAATAGGGCGAACCAAAGACACGATAGCCGTTGACTTCCGCTTCTTCATGGACCAAATAAATCGCAGGAAAGAATTCGTCCTTAGTCCACTGTCGCTCTCCCTCACAATACATGTCATGATTGCCAGCGACAACCACCTTATGCTTATGTGGGTGTGAATTGAACCACTGGGCAAACTCCACCACATGCTTCATTTCTGCCCTCATGGAGAAGTCACCCGCGCAGATCAACATATCCCCATCGGGAATCGTCAATCCTTTGTGAAATCCATGTGTATCACTTATCGCTACTATTTTTAACGCCATTTGTTTTCGCCCTCTTTTTGTATATCCTGAGAATGTCTCTTTTTGCTGCCAGATTTCCTTCTAACCGATTGAGTCTGGAACAATTTTCTTTGTTCAGGCACCCACAACTCTTCTGAGAAATTCCAGCCTTGCGGGTCAACGAACCCTGCCACACCTCACAAAAATTTCCACATTCACATAAACATTTCCAATAAGGGGCTTTGCTAGAAACTCTCGTGGTGCGTTCAAGAACTGTCAGCCTGTGAAAAACTTTACCAGTCAGTTCCATATCAAATTGCCACGATTCGCATTATCTATATCCTTTGCTGAGTTTCTCGTCCACAACCTTCCGAAAAATGTCCATTGCATCATGTAGCTCAAGGGGATCGTGGGTTTTTTCCCCTTCTATAAGCGTTCCTCTGCGGCGACCATACTGAAACTTCACGCGATACTGGTCACCCGATTCACCAACAACCTGAATATGATACACCTTGTCGGATGTGCCTTGCTTATATGCAAGGTCCCTGGACGTGTAGACTGATGAGATACCGTCACCCTTCTTGCGCACAAATGGAGCAGACACCGCAGGTTCCACACCCCTCGCCTTGGTGGGGAACAACTGCTTCATGGCTTTATCCAAAGCGTCTGATAACTCGCTCATACTTCCTTTAGGCTGAGACTGCAAAATCAGCAGCGGTCAAACGAACTGGGGGCGGGGCAATCAATTTTCGTTTGAGTGCATAGGCACGCATTTCTACGACATTGACTAATTGATAGGATACGATCTTACGACCTGTGCGAGTGCGGAGGATGTTTGCCCCCGCTCGCTTCAAATCCCACAAGTAACTTGACATTCTTGAAAAGACAATCTCAGAGGAGAGCAACGATTCCAATTCGTGCACAGGAGCCTCATGCCCATCAAGCAAGATCAGCAACAGTTTTTCCGATTGCCATGCTTTCTTGCTTTTGCCTCGACCCCTGCGCGTCTCCAGCGTCTCCATCGTATCACCCATTGCATTCTCCAACGTATAGTATACCACATTCCCCCCGCACTGTCAAGTATTATTTGCGCTTCTTGGTCTTGGTCTTAGTCTTGGTCTTAGTCTTGGTGCGCTTCACTACCTTGGGTGCATTCGCGGCTTCCTTCAATCTGCGAAGTTTCCTGATTTTCTTGGGGATTGGAACCTTCGGGGATTCGGGAGTTCTAAAGTTCAACGCAACCCCAGGGGCAACTTGCGTGATTTCATTCCCTTCAGCCACCCACGCATCCACTAACTCAGCCAATTCCTTGCGGGTGATTTCCTTCGGTGCCAACAATTCCTTACTCGTCGCCATGATCTAATTCTCCTCGTTCACTTGCGGATAATTCCGCCTTATGTTGCTGATGCTTCCGATTATGTTCGCACCATGAGCATCGTCCATGATTGCGACAACTTGTGTCAAAGGACTTTGACTTCCTATACGGTTGCCTCAGTTCCTTCTTGTGTTCGATTGCTTTGTCCAGGCTCACGAACTGACTCCTTTCCTCTTCCGCTGTATTCCTTCTGAATGGCTACCTTCTCTGCGGTAGGCAAGTGGGAATACTTGGTGTAGGTCATGTGCTTCTTCATCTGAAGCCATGAACCCATGACCTTGCGCGTTCCCTGCCTCTTGGTGTTCTCCTGCTGTGCTGCCATATTACTGATCTCCTTTTATTTATTGAAACGGTTGACTAATCAATGCTACGATAAAGGTCTGAAGGAATCCACTTTCCAGGTGTGACTTCCAGCATGCACCCGTTGATATAACCATACTCCGACCTCATGCCACTGGCTTTCCACTTGCTGTCACAGGTATAGGTATTCCAAAAATAACCCCCAACACCTATTAACCCAAACACTGTTGCCAGGATTATAAAAACGACCACCGGCACCAACCATTCGCCTTCACGATCCAACCCAGTCATAATTCCTCCATTACCAATCAATGTTTTCGCCAATGCGACCTGACACGATATCCTCAATATCCTCTTCGTCAGTCACATCAAAATCTCTGCACAACTTCTCTAAGTCTGCTTCACTTTCAAGAACCGTTCCCGTCCTCTTTTCACCCTTTGGTTTTACTTTCGGTCTGCTCATAATTTGCTCCTCGCCTTACGGCTCTAGCCTTTCTACGTCTTGCACCCATACGCCAACAACTTCATGGTTCCTTGGCATCTCTCCATCTTCCACCAGAAACTTTGCATCTTCCGGTTTATCCGAATCAATCTCAAATTCATAGACGGTCATGACCCCAACATGAAACTTTGCCATTACTTCACCAGTCCCTTCAATCTGAGACGCTCCTTGAGCAACACACCCGTTGCCTCAAACTCGGCATTCTTTACAACCTGTCGCGCCTTGGCAATGAAATACCCACCACCGAATCCAAGCGTGATACCAACTACTATTCCCAGGATCGTCATTTTATCAACCTCAAATGCCCATATTGTTTGATACGCTTACTGGCAGGCGCGAAGTCAATCTCCGCAACTTCTACCTTGTCCGCTAGATCATTCCACTCTTTCACATCTGAATGATACTGAGCGATATCCTCGTCCATGATCTTTTGGCAAGCCGCCGGACCATTCTTGCGTTCGTCCCTCACCCCGATCATGTAACCCAATCCGAGAATGAAACCACCCAATAGGTAAAGATATAGGTATATCATCATAACCCCCTCCAACACAATTCATACGCTCGTCTGTGCAACTCTTTGTCACCCTTCGTGAGGACTTCCAACAGATCAAGTTTCTCTTTCAGGTAGACCTTAGCGAACTTGGGGTCATACTGAACAATGGTGCTGGTGTTGGATATCAGGTCGGCAAGTTTCACGGTCTGCGCCTCGGCAGGTGCATGCGCTAGAAATTCACAATCAAAGGCTTTGCGTTCGGCGCGATTTCCTTCTACGCCTAACGAAGTCAACCACAGCACCAAGGCAGTGATTTCATCGCCAAACTCTTCCCGCAGCACATTCTTCGTGACTTTCGTATCTTCCAATACATCATGCAAATAGGCAGCAGCAACCATTGCATCCGTGTGGTTCACACTCTGCACGATTTCTGCTACCTCAATAGGATGCACGATATAAGGAGTCTCTGTATACTTGCGCCTCTGCCCCACGGCTGCATGCGCAGCGGTGGCAAATAACAAGGCACGTTCTTTAGTGTTTAGCATCATTTTCCAATCTATCACACTCTGCATCGGCTTCTTCAGATGAAGAAGATACGAACAGACTATCCGCCTTGTTTGACTGCACCACATACCGATACGAAGGGCAGCATTCGCAGCTTGACACGTTTTCCTGTTCAACCCAGTATACTAGACGTTCTTCCATACTATAAGTATAGCATATCTGGCGAAAGAGTCAAGGACTATTTTCATATCTAAGTGGTTGTTTTTGTTAGGTTATGTAAGGGCGAGGATTTCATACTCACGAAAACCGCCTCGTTCTACCCTGGCAAGTAGCTTAATATCGGCAAGTTGACAAAAACGGCTGAATTCGCTATCAAAGGTTTCATCATCAGCATAGACCATTAGCACGTCACCCTTTTTAGACTTGTTCAGGGCGAGGCGAACTTGAATAATCGGCAGAGGGCATTCCAACCCTCTGCAATCTACGAGAAGGATATCAGCCATTGAGGAGTTGCCTTGTGTCTGCAACATTCTCGTTGGTGTAGGATGCCCGGCGCTTCAGAGCCTCTAGGGTTTTCTGTGCCAACATCAGAGATTCCTCTGCTTGCTTATAGACAAGTTTGGCAGCGGTGACCGCGCATTCTGCGTTGAAAATTTCCTGTCTTACATCAGCCATTGGTATCATCCTCCCACATAAATAAGGTTATGTCAACTATTTATCGTGCAACAAACATCGTCAATGGTAAATCCTATATAGGATTTGATTCTTCCTGGCCACGCAGAAAACGAGAACATCTACGAATTTCGCGCAATCCTGCACATAAAGCATTTCATAACATCTTCCATCGCGCCATCAGAAAATATGGTACTGGCAATTTCAAATGGGAAATTATCTATGAATCGGAAAACTCCAAACATACTCTTGATGTCATGGAGAGTAGACTTATCCAAGAGATTAACACACATTTTATTTACGGAAATGGCTACAACATGACTCTTGGTGGAGAGGGGACTTTGGGAAGGACCTACAAACCCCATTCCAAGAAAACCAAATCAATACGATCCATAGCCATGAAGAATAGTCCCACTGCCATCGCTCATAGAGCTAAACTTAATTCCACAAAGATATCGTGTCCTCATTGTCGGAAAACCGGCGATTTGGGGAACATGAAGAGACATCATTTCGAGAACTGCTCATCGTCATCCAACCACATATCATAGCCCCGACTATCCAGCGACATTTGTTTCTGTTGCTGCTTCTTCTTTTGCTTGTCTCTCACTTCCTCTTCTGCTTGCTTACGGAACTTGGTTTTCTGCACTGGCTTCTCTAACTGTCTCGACTGAAACATGACTTCCTCCTAAAGGATTACGTTGAGCACACTATCGGCTAATTTGAATTTGATCGCTTCTTTCGCGGTTAGCCACACGTCAGAGGATTGTAACAACTTCTCTTTGATCTTCTTTTCTGTAATCCCACAATGCGTCACCAACAACTCATTCACACGGTCCCGACAGTATGCCATTTCAATCATAGAGGCTTTGATCTCATGCTCTTTGCCGCCCATGTCCGTGTAGAATTCGTGCATCATAATTCCCGTATGGGGAGCGATATACCGATGCCCCGTCGCACCACATGCCAATATATAGACGGCCGCGGACATAATCTTCCCAATGCCGACTGTGTAAATAGGAATCTGCGACAACTTCATCATGTCTACCAAGGCGAAGGCATTATATAAGTCCCCACCCTCTGAGTTGATATACAAGGTCATATGGTCGGGGCGTTCCGCAACTGTGTGTTCAAACACGATCCACTGAATTGCCCTGGCTGTAATCTCATTGCCAAGGTCCCCCATGAGGAAATGGGTATGATGCCCCAGTAACCCCTGCCCGATCACATCGTTTTCAGGTTCCTGTATAATTATCGTGGGCAAGGATTCGTCGTCTGATACGTGAACTGTGTCTGAAGTTTTTTCCGGTTTCTTAGTACGTGCCACGGGTAATTCCTCTCACCAGTGTAGGTTCGCTCAGAGATTTTGTTGCCTTCTAAAAACATATCAACTGAAGCCCGACTGGTCTCACTCCCCATCCTATAATTCATCGTATGCTTCATCGTGCATCCAAACTCCGGTGCATACGCTTTCACGGCTGCAAAAAACTGACGATCTGCTCCCCATTGCCCAAACCAATGATGTCCGACTTTCACCGCTATTTCTCGCGGTATGGCGAAACAACCGGTGTCAATGTGATTTCTCGTTTGATCGAATGCTACAGGCCAATGCCCCAGGCTCTCACAGTTATCCTGGCAAACCATGACTCCTGCATCATCCATGATGGTTCGCAACGTATATGCCCAGGAGTATTTATCTTCCTCAAACACCTTCTGAAATTCCTCAATATAATTGGGGGACACTGAGTTATCTTCGTCCAGGTAACAGAGGACATCTTCGTTGACCAGGAAGGACGCCGCAGCGTAAACCCTATGTCCATACCAGCCTTTACCGACATTGACATCTAAGGAAATGAATTTCTCTTGTCGTGACAGTCCAACACCACCAGGCCCAATGAGCATAGTGTTCAACGCAGACCAATGTTCTTTGCCATCCACCACAATATAGTGGGTGCAATCCTGCCCCCGAAGCGACTCAATGTTCCGCTTCAGATGCTTGGAGCCAATCGTCGGAGTAATCACAGCAAACGATTTCATCGCATCATTTCCACTAGAAAGGTGGACAGTTTATACATTGGACGATCATCCGTTGGGACGCTGTAGTATCCTTCCATGTTCCAGAGCCATGTCGGGGTCTTTGGATACTTCAACACGATGGTTCCATCTGTGAGTCTGATTCTCTTGACAACAATTGTTTCCATGATTACACCTTTGTCATTGCGACTGTGGGCTTGATCTTCTTGATCTTCTTCGCTTCCTCAACCTGGGCTTGTGCCACTTCTGGCTTCTTCGCTTCCTCAACCTGGGCTTGTGCCACTTCAAATGGCAAGCCAGGAAAGGCTTCCTTGACGAGCGAGGGGGTGAGATATCTGATCTCCAAGTCCTTCTTGAAACACTTGACCAGCAATGCCGCTTCTTCCTTATGAACTGCGCCAAGCAAGGCATTGAGGATTCGTGCTTCTTTCAATGGGGGCAACTTAACTGTGCGCTTCGGATGCCCCACAATGAAAATATAGAGCCTCCGCATTTCGTTGCTGAGATTGGAGTAACACACACCAGCGGGTTCTACCGCAGGCTTGTAGTTGGGAATCTGAGCAATGTCGAATACGATCTTGGGATTGAACGCATAGTTCAGAAATTCCTTGAACCAGATATTCGCTGCATACTTACGCAGCACGGCAATCCGATTCTCGCGGTTCTTCTGCTTGTCAAATTCATCAAAAATCTCGTTGAACAATACGCTTGCAAAATTCATAGTGACCTCATTGGTTAAAAATCCTCTACGGTGGCTGTCAATTCTCTCAATCCGCTCGCAATCAAATACTTCCAGAAATGGTTACGACCATGCGCCGCTGACGATTCATACGCTACCGCAATCTTGGTCTTGACTGCTTCGGGAATCTGCTTCAGATCAATGAGCATTTCATTGCGCTTGAAGTTTCGCAGCATGTCTGCGGTGCAGAAGGCTTCCGCTTCCATATTTAGCCAGGTGATTATCTTCTTTTCCATGATAGGCTTCTGTCTGCCACCCGTCACAAATACGTCATCAGGTGAGAGAATGTTGGGCACCCCATCTCCTGAGTCACCACGAATAATGTGTTGCTTCAATGCAGCGGTTGGAAACTGCTCAACAATCATCTTCTTCAACAAGGGCGAATACTGATAGACATTGGCATATACTTGGAGTTGGTTGAAATCCTTGTCACCAGAGACAATCATGATCTTCTGACTTGGTGCATAGGTATGGGCTAGGACTCCGATAATATCATCAGCCTCACAGCCTTCAACACTCACGATCTTATACATCAGGTTTGCCTGAAGTTCCGCCTTGAGTGTATCAAGGCAGGTGAAGATGCTGGTCCAATTGAACGGAGATTTGTCGCGGTTCTTCTTACGGTTGGCTTTATAGTGGGCAAAATACTCCCGGCGCCAATAGTTCCGATCATCCATCGCAATAACCACTTCGCCATACTCACGCTTGAACTTCTTGACGTTAGATCGGAGCGAATTGAGAATCACATGTCTGACCATATCAATGTCCGCCTCAACCACCTTTGTTGAGGCTAAGTGCTCAAGGATGCAAGAATACGCGATCTGTGAAAAGTCAACAATAATCATGATATAATCGTCACAGGTGATGCTGTCAGAACGGCGACCCGCGCTCCGCACGGCAATAATGGTCTTTCATTTCCAGAATAGATCACGTCGGAGGGACCCTCAATATGGACTTGGTGGCAGTATGTATTCTTTCCACCGCGCCTGACCGTAATCACAGGTTCATTCGTGCCATTCCTTTTGTTGGCTCTGATTTTATGCTGATTCACATGTATCCACGTCATCATAATTATACCGTGACCCTCACCAATATGGTGTCCTTATTTATTCGCCCTGTGACCTTGGCATTCTTGGTGGTCAACGAATCTAACAGATTCTTGAGAACCACTTTCCCACCTGAAAGGACCTTGGGCATCACTTCTTCAGGCTTCCGCAACTTCTTGGCTGAGGACTTCTGCTTGGAGTAATTCAGGAGCGTGCTGCCCTTGACCTGCAATCCCGCTGCATCATCGGCGGCATAGTAACTCAGAAGGCGAGTCTTAGAGTTGTAGACCCACACCCCTTCAGAGCCAACGATACGCTGTGGGGGAATGGATTTGACCTTGAGGGTTTTATCTTCCAGGGAATACTTGAGGGATTTGACTTGTTTCTCAGGAGACTTGGCTTTCTTCTTGCGGGGGGACTTGGCAACCTCACCCATGATGGTGAGCGTGTCGGAAATAATCTGATCGTAGAGGGCTTCCATCTTTTTCAGTTGTGGGGTAGTATAATTGTCATAGCCTTCTTCAATCTGCGGATCAGTGCCAGCAATGGCAACATGGATTTCATCACGATACTTTTTGAAAAAGTTCACGATGTTGGGACCATGCGACCCCTTGACTTCGTTCTCACGCATGAGTTGGAGGGTATTGGGAATCGTCTTGAAATCTGACAGGATGAATTCATCCACTGCGCCTTCAAGGATACCAATACTTTGACTTGATTTTTCCTTCAGGCGATCTTGAATGGTGGGAGGCTTGGGCTTGATACTGGTTTCGGAGGGTGTCTTATCATCAAACACAATGGCTTGCATGCACTTGATATGCTTAGAAAGCCACGCGAGCGACTTATCATCAAGCATTGCACCCCGACTCAGCATACGGCACACAAATCCGACTGTGCTGACCGTATGTTCAATCTGCGCGACCTTGACTTTTATGCCGTTGGCTTTGCAGTAATCTGTCAGATACTTTTGCGCGGTATCCCTCTCTTTGTTCTGGTTATACCAGTTCAATGCGAGGTTTAGTTCATTAGGGGAAAGTTCCATAATCCCAAAGGTCGGTTCGTCCTTAGAGAGGAGATCGTTCACCCGCGATTGTGTTGATTGACGTTTAATTTTCATAATACCTTTCCAGTGATACCGCTATTTAGCCTTTAGTATAACACAGCGGTATGAGAAAAGCAACAACTTTTCTCATACCGGCAGATCACCTATCCCTTCACACACAAGACCGCACGCAACTGGGCTACGATCTTGACCAAATCCTTCTGGTTCTCCATGACTACATCAAGGTCCTTGTAGGCTTCCTTCAATTCGTCAATGATACCAGCGTCCTTACGGCACATGAGTCCCGCAGTCTGCGTTTCAACATCTGCTAAGGTAAACTTCTTCTTGGCTTTGCCGCGTGATAAGACACGACCCGCGCCGTGTGAGCAAGAACAATACGAGTCAGCATTTCCCAAACCTTCGATGATATAAGACTTGGCACCCATCGCTCCAGGGATAATACCAAAGTCACCAACGCGAGCACGCACAGCCCCCTTACGAGTAACAATGACCTCTTCACCAAAATGCTCCTCTCGCTCTGCATAGTTGTGGTGACAGTTCACCATCATGGTGTAGCGCACCATTGGGTTAATATCAGCGTTCGGTTCCCCGAAAAGTTCCTTGGAAATCACCTGTAAGACTGACTTCATCATGTGTCGGCGGTTTTCCATCGCGTACTTCTGCGCCCACTGAAGGTCGCGCCAATAGTCATCAAACATCTGCGTGCCTTCTACCAAGTAGGCTAAATCAGGGTCCGTCAACTTGATTTCTTGCACCTTCATGATCTTCTTGGCTTCATCAATGTAGTGGTTGCCGATTCGGTTGCCGATGCCACGCGAACCAGAGTGTAACATGACCCACACATTGTCCTCAGTATCCAAACAGATTTCAATGAAGTGGTTTCCCCCTCCAAGCGTTCCCATCTGCTTGAATACATGGTCACGATCATCTCGCAACTTCTCAGGTAACTTTCCGTAACCATCATATACCCAAAACATCTTGGAAATCTGATCGGAGAATTCCTTGTGCTTATCCTGTCCGACAGGCACAGCCTTGGAAATCGCGTCAAACAATCCCTGCAAGTTCTCAGGCAAACGGTCTGCCTTGAATGGCAACTTGACAGCCCCCATGCCGCACCCAATGTCTACACCCACCCCACCAGGAACAACTGCCTTGACCGTAGGCATGACAGAGCCGACAGTCACCCCGTAGCCTTGGTGAACATCAGGCATGACTGCCATTCCATGCTTGAACATGAACGGCAACTCAGCGCAGTTCCGTAACTGCGTCAACGCTCCCGATTCAACATCATGTATCGGCGCCCAAACCTTGATTGGGCATTCTTTTCCCTGTATCGTGTTATACATGCTAACTCCTAGAAAACGAACTTCTTTCGCTTACGGTTATAATCTTCCAAAATCCACTTCACTTGACGATCTGACAGCAACGGTGAAATATCCCCCGTCACACTATTGAACACCAGCGTTCCCTCTGAGGTATGCGCCTTTAGATGTTCCCCTGTCCGATTCCAATGCAGCAGAATATCCAAATCCGAAATTTTCTCTTCCATGACTTCTCTCCCCTCACAAATGTAAAACCCAGATTCCCCGAATGACGGAGGCGCGAAGTGCGCCCCTGGCTTGTGGCAATTGGGGCAATTACTCATAATCCCTCACGGCAATTCCCACAGGGAATATCGGAAT